TGCTTGCGAAGGTCCTTGGACTTCCCGGGCCAGATGTTGCGGCGATAGTCGAAGCTGTCCCGCGTGCTCTGCAAATACCAATCCAAATCGCCAATCGTCCGCTCGTAAGCATTCTTCAGCGCCGATACGTCGGGCTTGCCCGAGGCGAACGTAAGGGCTTCAGTTTGGTCGTTTTTCATTAGGGCTCAGGCGGCGTTGAATCTTGACGATGATGTTGTTGGCAAATCCCTTGTTCGCACCCACCTTGTCCGCCAACAACTCCGGGGGTACGGGGTGGTAGCGGGCCTGAAGGGCGCGAGTCAAAATTTCAAAGCCGAGAAGGCGGTCCATCTGCTCGGCCTGCCACTCGGGATTTAGGGTGATGTCACTTTCCGAGCGCCTCATGCCGATAGGTGATTCCGCCTTGCGCGTCCTTGATGATGTTGACGTAGATTGGTTTGCCGACAAGCCTATCACACCAGCTCGGTCTGATGGCGACAGGAACCAGAGGATGGGTCTTGCCCAAATGGGCGTACACCCAATGCGGATTGGGGGCGCGTCTCACCACAATCATCTGCACGCGGGAGGGCACGGCAAGGGGCACCTGCTTGTGCAAGCGGAGCTTCTCCGCCCCCTCTTCCGTGAACCAAGCCCCGTCCTTGTCCTTGCCCCATTCCTCTTCAGACAGCTTTTCGGATCGAAGCTGGATGAGCTCATGGTTTTTCAGGCCGAGCTCCTTGGCCATATCCTTGAATGTAATTCTATTCATCTTAGTAAGCCTGTGACGCCGAGCGTTTCACTTTCATGTCGTTGGGGTTGACGTGCCTGATGTCGGAGATGGCCGCATAGCGCAGGACATCCACGGGGTCCTTCCACGCTTCCTCCAGCCCTCCATCCGCCGTATACTCCTGCAAGGCGGAGATGATGTTCGTGCAGCGGTCGGAAACGTAGAAATGGGGGCGGTTGAGGCTGTCCATCGGAGCCTTGCGATTGTAAGCCATCTTCGTCTGCAAGGCCTGTAGCCCGTCCTCAATGTCCAACCCGGGTGCCGGAACGAACACCAAGCCAGCGTCGTTAAGGTCTTCTATGATGGACGATGCGCCGGTTTGTGTCTGGTATTTCTGAGCTCCAAGGCGGGGGTCAATCAGGCGTTCAAAGATGACATCAGCCGTCTGCTCCTCCAGCCCAGTAATCAAATCAACGTAGTCGCGTATGCCGTGGCCCAGCCCCTTGGCCGCTGGCCCGGGCATCCACTTGCCGCCCCGCATCTCCGCCCATTCCCCGTAGGTGCCGTCAGGCCACTCCCTGTACACCCACCACGTCCCCGTCTCGTCCACGGCTATCCACACCATGAACCAATTCTTACGCCCAGCGGGGTCCAGCACCATATACCTCGTCTTGCCCTTCAGGTCGATGGACTCATGCTTCACGACGTTCACGTCCACGGAGAAGTTGGGGAACTTAGTCGTGTACGTCTTGGTTGGCACCCCGTAGGCCGCTGTCAGCGTGTAGGCCTCGTCCCCCTTGGCCCTGCATTGCTCGGCAATGCTCTCATACCCGGACCAAGGGTTGTCCTTGCTGTGGAAATAGACGATGCCGGTGTTCTTGTTCTCGTTCACCTGCACATAGGGCACAGGCCGGTTGTCCAAGAGCTCGGCCTCCCTGCTCTCCAACGTCTTGGCCCCGTCCAAGTAGTAGCGCACCGTCTCCGTCACGCCGTCCTTGGGTGTGAATGTCAGCAGCAGCTTGGAGTTGAAGGTGGCAAAGCGGATGTAAAGGCGGTCGAGGAGCTCCATCCCCATCAGGTATTCGTCGCACCAAGCCCCGACATTTATCCACTTGGGCTTGGGGGCACCCAGCTTCATGCCCTCAAGGATGGTTTGGTTCTGCTGGTATTGGCTGTACGTCTTGAACACTATCCGGCTCTTGTTCGGCAGCACCAGCCCCTTGTTCGCAAAGCCATTCTGCATCGAATAGCTCATGTAGTGGGTTTCTTCCGTGGCCTTCTTCTTCAGCTCGGCTGGCAAATACTCGTAAACGGCACTCTGCTGCACCAGCACGCTCGTCTCCTGATTCTGGCTGAAGCAGAAGATGAGGCTCTCGTCGTTCTCCACCGCCGCTTTGACGACAGCCCTAGCCCCATACGTCGTCTTCCCGCTTCTGTTCGCACCCAGCAGGAGGAGCGTCCTGTGCTTGTGGAACATCTCCTCCGCTATGCGCCAATGGTCGAGCACCCATCCATACCTGTACGGGTCCTTGCGGGCGTTGGCTATGGCCTCATGGTAGATGTTCCACAGCTTCACCAGCTCCTTGGGCTCCAGAGCCGCCATCTCCTCGTAGGAGGGCGGCTTCAGGATGGGGTGCTCTTCCCACTTAAGCGCCATCAGCCGAGCTTCTCGCCATTAAGCGACCAGACGTAGCTGCGGCTACGGCCCAAGGCCTGTTCCATGTCCTGACGCAGCAAGTCCACCTGCTTCTGCAAGGCTATCTGGATGGCCACAAGGCCTTCAAAGGAGTCAAGGACGCCCATCAGCATCCCCGCCACCTGCTTCTTGTCGAACGTCTCGTCCTTCTTCAGCTTTAGCTTCTTTTTTGTTTTCTTCATGGGAAACATCCTTGGCGGGCGTCACGTCCACCTCAATGGACACGGCCTTGGCCCTCTTCTTGGCCTCTTCTATGGCCTTTACGGCGTCCTCAAGGCTGGGAGCCCCTGTCCTATGCTCCACCACCACCTTGTTGCCTTCCGTGGCCATAAAGAACTTCTCCGCGTAAATGCCATAGCTCATGGCTAGGTCGCGGATGTTCACCCTCTTCAGGGCCGTCTCATCCTCCGCCAGCATCTTCATCTTCTCCTGCTGGAGCATCCTAGCCCCCTCAATCAGCTCCATTGCATCCTGAGCCACAATCTCCCTGCGCTTGTCCAGCAGGTCCTTGTGCCTAGCCCTGAGCCCCACCAGCGTGTACCAATCAATGCCCTCCTCCCGCATGATGGCCTTCCAAGGCTTGCCCTCCGCCATCAGCTCCAAGCACCTAGCCGCCTTCTTCGGGTCACGCGCCTCCACCAGCCGTCGATTCTCCCCGGCTGCAACAATCGCCTTCATCATCTCCTTCTTAATGGCCGTACCCTCTGTCATAAGAACATCTAAGCAGGGCTATTACTAAAATACAAGCTGGGAAATCTTTACCACCATCCTACTATCAATCAGCCACTTACGTCTCCATAATAGGAATTTTAAAATTGTGTGTAACTTTTTACCCCTATCTCCCGTCCTCTAATTCCAAAAACTACTGATAGGGCGTGTTACGAAAACACTCCACTTAAGTAGTAGTGTCTAGGATTGGCAACAGGGCACCTGTCTAAATTTTTTTAACCCTGTTGGGTGGACGGGATGAGTGTGACACCCCACCCCTGATGTTGACCCCCTCCCCCCCCCGTCTAGATTGAATGGAGCTGGTAGTGGCCAAAGCTCTAACGAGCGTTAGCGAGCTTACTGGCGCTGCTTGGAGCGCCGCTGTTCCCCCTGAGAGGGCGATAGCCCGATGTATTCCCCCTAGTTTGAGCGAGGAGAGCTTGCTCCGCTGTCCTATCCCCGAGCGAAGCGAGGGAAATTTTTGGACGCTGCACGCTTTCCCCTGCCCTTTCGGCATGAAAATGCCCGCGAGATGATGAAAAAGTGACGGAAAACCCCTTTTCCACCACTCCCCTGCCCTCTTTCGGATGCCTGGAGGCCGATTTTTGGCTCCAGGCGGACCGAAAAGCACTCCCCTACCCTGTGGATGAGGCGTCGGAACGCGATTGTGGACGGCTGGGCCGCGCTGGGTGGGCATGAAAAGCCCGCCGGATGGCTATTTCCGGCGGGCTGTGGTGGGGATCGGCGCTTGTTATAGCGTCGGCGGCTTGGGCGGCTTGTCGTCGTCTCGGCTTCTATAGAAGGCGAAGCTGAGCATGGCCAGAATTACGCAAGCGGCGAAGGCCAGCGCACCGGTGAGCATGTTGTGGAGGCGGTCCATGTGGTCAGGTTTTGAGGGTGTCGAGGTAGCGGGCCACGCTGGCGTGGCGCGTGATGCGTCCGGCCTTGGCGAGGTGGTTTGCCTCAAGTGTCAGGTTGAGGCGGCGGCTGTCGCCTTTTCCGGTGACGGCTCCGTCGCATATCCACGTGCGCGGCTCGGCCTGTTTGGCGAGCCAGCGCAGCGCGGGGCCGTCCACGATGTTGCCTCCTCCTACTTGCCCACGGCGGTGGTCAATCTCGCGATCCGTGGCCATCCTCCCAGCCTTGGCAATTACTGATACGGTGCCGGTGCCGCGATTGGCGTGGCCGCTGTACATTGCCACGGTTGCGGCCGGGGCTCGGTCAAGGATTGCGCGGATGTCGTCTCCGGCTCAATGGA